GTGGCCTCATAGCCGTCCGCCTCGATCAGGCCGTAGGCGTTGTCGATGTCGCCGAAGAACGCACCGGCCGTGCTCGCCGAGTTGGCCGTCGCGCTGTTGCCCGCGGCGGTCGCGGCGGCAGCGACGTTCGACGGCCACGAGCCCGGCGCGTTGGTGCCGAAGAAGACGGCCGCGTCCAGGGTGCGCCCCATGGCCTCCGTCATCAGCGGCATGGCCTCGTCCCAGATGTTCGCGTCGACGTCGGCCAGGACGTTGTCCGGGACCGGCATGATGACCGCGATCTCTTCGACGTTGAGGTACTTGTTCGTCCAGTTGACCTCGGTCGTCTGCTTCAGCCCGGTGTCGCCGGTGACGAAGTAGGCCGTCGGCAGCGCGGACAGGACGGGCAGGCGGACCTGGTTGCGGCCCACCGGGATCCGGCGGAACAGGCTCAGCACGGCGGACTGCTCGATCGCCTTGCCGAGCATGGCGGTCGAGACTTCCTCGGGGACGAGGGCTGCGGCGTCGGTGCGCGAGGTGATGTTGTTGTACGGCACGGCTCAGTGCCTCCACTTCCAGATGAGATCCGGCCGGGACGAGCCGCGCCGGGTAGGGGTCAGAGCCCTGCCGCTCGGCGGATCAGGGCGTTCATGTCGGTCGGGGCGGCGGCTGGCTTGCGCACGCCGCCGTCGTAGCTCGGGGTGTTGCGCTGCTGCTGAGCTCCGAGAACTTCCAGAAGAGAGTCCGCGTCGGCGGTCATCTCCTCTTCGGTCGCCCCCTGCAGGCGGGACGCGAGGTTCGCGGGCAGATTCTTGGCGGCAGCCACCTTGAAGCGCAGCAACTGCTGCTCGGCGGATGTGGCGCGCTGCTCGGCCGCCGACTTGGCCTCGGCAAGCTTCTGCGCCTCGGTCTTGTCGCGGTCCTGGAACTCTTGCAGCTGCCGGGTCAGCTCTTCGAGCTGCTTCTGCTGCGACTTGGCCGCCCGTTCGGCTGCGGTCCGGGCCTTACGCTCGGCCGTCAGTGCCTTCTGTCCGGCATCGCCGAGACCGGCGGTGACGTCGTCGTGCTGTCCGGTGTCCGTCGCGGATCCGGTGTCGTCGGTGACGTCGGTGGTGCTGGTGTTCTCGTCAGCCATCGCGGCTGTCCTTCCGTTCACCCCGCCCTCGCGGCGGGGACACTCAAGGCGGCTAGACGATGTAGCCGTACCGGCGTAGCAGCCTCAGCTGCTCAGCCCGGTTGTCAGCGATCCGGAGAATCTCCTCCGGCATCAGGCGCGGGGTCGTCACTCGCGAGTACCGCTGGCCCGGGAAGCGGGCGAACTCGCCGCCCGCGCGGCGCATCCGTGAGCCGTACAGGCCCCGGCGGGTCGTCCCCTCCGACGTCGTCTGCAGGGTCCGGCCGGCCATGTGCGCTGTCGCCATGCCGCGGCGCGCATTCACGACTTGGCCCACATCGGCCCCGGATCGAATGGCGTCCGCGCCGGCCACGGTGAACACCCGGCGCTGCTCGGCCTCCGGCATCCGGTCGAACAGCTCTGCAGGCGTCGGCACGCTCGGCCAGTCCTTCTCGCGTAGCGGCAGCGTCTGGCAGTCACAGTTCGGATGGCGGAGGAAGCCCTCGCTGCGGCTGTACATGCGGCCCGACAGGACGATGCAACGCGAGCAGGCGGGCAGTTGCACCACTCGCACGTAGGCGACGCAGTTCGGGTTCGCCGTCATCGCCACCTGGTCGGCCGACCGGGCCGTGTCCGCGACCGCCGTCGACGCGTACCGGGCCATGTCGGCGAGACCTCCGAGCATCGCCTCGTCCGCCGTCATCCCGGCTGCCAGACGGCGCCTCACACCGATCGCGGGCAGGAACAGCAGCGTCTCCAGCGGGCCGCCGTCCGGGGCGATCCCCGCGAACGCTGCAGCTACGAGCGTGGCTTCCGCGAGTGCGGAGCCGCCCTGGGCGGCCATCTGCGCGGCGATGTACGCCTGCGCCGCGTCCGCCACCGTCAACTGGCCTTCGGCGACCGCCGACACGATCGCCGCACCGGCCTTGCCTTCCAGGTCGGACTCGATCGACGCAGCGGACATTCCCTTCCACAGCTGCTGGATCTGCTCGACCACCGAGCGGATCACCGAGGTCACCTGCTGGTAGCGGGTACGCCCCAGCTCAGCCGGCGTTGCCATCGGCCGCCGCCGGGTCGGTCACGGGCTGCTCCGGTGCAGCCGGATCAGGCTTGGGCCCGAACAGGCTGGCCGGGTCGCCACCGAGGATCCTGGCGGCCTGCTGGTCGGCCTGCTCACGCCACTGCGCGATCTCCGTCTGCGAGGCACCCCAGCGCTCCCACAGCGCCTCCCGCGGCACACCCAGCGTGGACATCTTCACCAGCGCATCGACGAGCTCGCCCTCGGTGCGGAACTCCGGGTTGTGCCAGATCACCTCGATAGCCGACAGGTCCCGGTCATCACCTGCGGCCATCAGGTACAGGCGGACGACCTCCTCGATCGCCTCGCCGAACGGCCGCTGCCTCTGCCTGACCTTGCTCACCAGACCGGACTCCGCAGCCTTCAGCGCGTCACCGGAGATGTTGACCATCGCGCCGAGCAGGTACTGCGACGGGGTGCGGGTGCGGGCGGCCATGTCCTTGACGTCCGCCTCGACCGCGTTGAGATACGGGCCGAGGTCGGTGGCACCGAACTCGCCGACCTTGACGTTCTCGTCCTCGATCACCCACAGCCGGTCCACGGCCGCCTTGAACGGCTCGATCGGCTGCCCCGACTCGTCGACGGGCACCTCATAGCCGGTCATCCACCGCTGCCGGAACGCCGCGAACTCCTGCGCCATCATCCGGTCGATCAGCGTCTTGTTGATGCGATCCTGTATGTCGAGGACGTCCTCGATCTCCGACATGCAGCCGCCCAGCAGATCCGGGCGGTTCTGCATCTCGATCAGCGGCACCACCCCCAGCGGGTTCGGGGCCGGCCAGGCCTCGCCCTCGACCGTCCGCTGCACCCAGCGCGGCTTACCGCCAGTGCCCTGCTGCGGCTTCGGCGCCTCGTACTTGTACAGCGCGTCCGGAAGGTAGACGGTCGCCATCAGGTCGCCCGTCCAGTCGTCCTCCCACACCTTCAGCCCCGCGGCCCGCTCACGCCGGCTGCCCGGCTTGTAGGCGACGATGGCCTGCGTGCAGTCCTCCGCCGTCACGATCGGCGTCTTCGCATCGTCCGGGTTCGGTGCGACGAGCACGAACGCCCGACCGACCTTCACCGCCTCAGTGATCAGCAGATCGGAGTCGGCGTCCAGGTTGTTGGCCTGCCAGATCCGCCACGCCTCCTGATCGCCCTCACGCTCCTCACCGATGCGCACCCCGTCCACCTGGATACGCTCCGCCGTGGCGTCCACGACGAGGCCGACGTAGTTGGAGCGGGCCTGCCGCAGCAGCCTGCGGAACGCCTCCCGCGCCTTCTCCGCGATGTTCGCCAGCGGATGGTCGCCGCAGTAGTAGCAACGGATCGTCTCCGCGTACTTCCGTCGCTCCTCCAGCTCCTCCCAGAGCTTGTCGAGCCACCACAGCGGCTCGCCCGGCTTCGGCTTCTCAGCGAGGGCCACGAGCACCCCCTCGCATCAGAATCCGACCGCAATCCGGGACTTCGCCTTCGGCCTGCGCAGGTACCCGTCCAGGCCCATCACCGTCGCCGCGATCCCGTCGATCCGGGCCTGCGACTTCTTCCGGTCCGGCTTCGTAGGCCTGTAGTTGTCGTTGCCGTCCGCGATCGTCTCCACGCAGCCGGCCATCCACCGCAGGATCGGGTGGCCGCCGTGCCGGAACGCGTTCGTGGCCAGCATCCGGTCCAATTCCTTGCAGGCTGGTGATAGGCCGAGGAACGTCTGCGAGATCGGCGTCACCTTCACGCCGCGCTTCGTCTCACGGTCCACGTTCTGCACCAGCTGGCCGGCGAACATGCGGTCGTAGCCGATCCACTGCACGTCGAAGTGCTTGCAGTCCGCCAGCACCTGTTTCTCGATCGTGTCGTAGTCGATCGCGTCGCCCTCGGTCAGCTTCAGCCAGCCCTCGCGGGCCCACTGCGCGAGCGGCACCTGCAGGTGCCGCTGCAGGTCCTCCAGTCGTTCCGACGGCAGCCAGAACCGGGACACCAGCTCGACCTCGACGCCCGGCTGCTTCGACTCCACCGCCAGCACCCACGCGCTGAGGTCGGACACCGCGGACAGGTCGAGACCGCCCCAGGCCCGGCGCCCCTTCAGCACGCTCTCGTCCACCATGCCGGCCACCCGGTCCCACGAGCGGACGTCGATCCAGCGGGTGGACGCCTTCTCGCGGACGTTCAGAGACAGCCGCAGGAACGTCGGGAAGTACGACGGCGTGGCCTGTGCCTTGCTCGCCTCACGCCGCAGGTACGCCAGCGTCGGCGACACCCCGAGGCCCGGGTTCGCCCGCCGCCATGTCCGCTCGTCGAACGGGTCGTCGGACTCGTCCGCCGCCCAGATCACGCCGTAATGGCCTGGGTCCTCGACGACGTGCTCCGCGACCTTGCGGGTGTAGGAGTGCTTCTCGTCGTAGATCGAACCCTCTTGCGCATCATCCGCCGTCGTGATGAACACGATCAGCGGCTGGTCGCGCGCGCCCGTGCCCGTCTCGATCGCGTCGATGAGATCACGCGACTTGTGGACATGAACCTCGTCGATCACCGCGCCGGACACGTTCAGTCCGTGCGCGGTCTCCGCGATCCGCGACAGCGCCCGGAAGACGCCACCCGTGCGCGGCACCCGGATCACGCTCGTGAGCACCTCGGCGCGGCCCTTCACCGCCTTCGACGTCTGCGCCATCCGTTTCGCGTCGTCGAACACGCGCTTCGCCTGCTCCAGCGAGCCGGCCGCCGCATACACCTCGGCGCCCGTCTCTCGGTCCGCCAGCAGCAGGGTCAAGCCGATCCCCGACGACAGCGTCGACTTGCCGTTCTTACGCGGCACCTCGATCCAGCACGCTCGCACCACGCGCACCGGCCGCCCGAGCTCCGGGTCATTCCACAACCAGCCGAAAACCGGCAGGATCACCCACAGCTTCTGCCACGGCGCCAGCCGTAGGAACGTCCCACCCCAGCGGCCCTTGGTGTGCTTGAACGACTCCACAGCCTTCAGCGCCCGCCGGGCCGCGTCCACGTCGAACCAGGCGCCCGACTGCTCCGGCATCTGGAACGCCGTCACCAACGGCCGCGACAGCAGCGCGTCCGCGATCTCCTCGTCCGCCATGCCCAGCTCATGCAGCGCCGCGCGCGGAACCGGCAAGCCCTCGTCGACGTCCGCCGCAGAGAGCTGCTCAGTCGAACGGGTCGTCTTCGTCGCCATCGTCGCCACCCTCCGGCGGCGTCAACCGGCCGCGCGCACTGGGCGACAGGCCGAGCTCTCCGATGTACGCCTTCAACTGGGTCCGGTACTGCGACGCGATGGTCGTCAGCGGGTTCCGGCACGGTCCCCGCTGCCCCATCGTCACCAGGCCCTCGATGGACAGCTGCCGCTCGCACCACTCCAGCCGGGCCACACACACGCAGTAGTCCACGGCCGTCGACCGGTCCACCGCCGTCAGCCCGGCCATCATCTGAAGCACCGGTACGACCCGCGCCCACTCCCGGGAAGCCACCTCGCGGCCGAACTCAGCAGCCTCAATCGCCAGCTTCAGGCGCTGCCAGACAGCGACCTCCCGCCGATACTCCTTCAGCTCCTCGTCGTCCGCCCCGCGCGGAGCCCTGGGCTTGGCCGGCAGCCGAGAGGAGGGGAAGAAGCTGGACCAGTCCGGCTCGACCAGCGCGGCCGGCGGGAGCTTGACGCCCTCGCGGACAGGGCGGCGGCCCGGGTTGCCCTCGCGGACGACCTGCAGGGGGGGCTTCGGCTTGCGGCCAGGCACGGCCATGCAAGATCACCCCCAAGATCAGAAAGCAAAAATCTGCGCCGCCACGGATTTCCC